AAAAATTAAAAAATGAAATTAAAAAAAGAATAAAAGAAACTAATTGTGCAGGTCCTGGTTGTATTTTATTTTCTTATGGTGACGTAGATATTAGAAGAGGAATAACTCAAGCAGAATTTATTCCTGAAAATAATTTAATGTTAATGTTTCCTTCTTACTTAAAACATCAAGTTTATCCTTTCACTACAAAATGCACTAGAGTTAGTATTTCAGGAAACATAGATGTGATAACAAAATCTTTACAATGATAGAAAAAGTTAAAAATTTTTTTGAACCTAATGACGCTTCAGGATTACTACGTCATATTGATTTTTTACAAGCAAGAGTGCCACGAGATCAATACCCTGCTAATCTTAAAAAAATGTGGAAGCAAACTTTAGTTAGTCAGTACCTTGCAACAAAAAGATTAAATGTTGTTAAAGAAAATTATGATAGATTTATAATGCCTCATTATTCTAGTTTAAATTCTTACATGCCAGATGCTAAAATTACTAAACACTTGCAACCTATAAAACACGATATAACTGTGTTGGTAAATTTATTTGAAGAAAATAATTGGACAACTTATTTTAGGGATGTTCGTACGAATGAAACTTATGAACAAGAATTAAAATGTAATGAAGCTTTTATTTATGATGGTAGTGGTTATGAAATGTGGAGAGAACCTTATAAGGGACCTAAACCGTATTTAGAATTTGAGGCACATTATGTATGTAATTGTAAAATATGCTTGCCGTATGCGTATGAAGGTTTAATTTTAGATCCTTTGACTAATATAGTTTATCAAAAGTTAAAAGAAAATTTGACAGTAAATCATAAAAATAATACATACGAACATATTCATCATCAGTTAAATATGGCAACTAGAAAACATGTTGCATTAAATCAAGAGATTAATAATTTAAAAGAAAAGTTAAAAAAGTATGAATCTTAAAAATTTTTATTGGTATTTTCAAAATCCATTTCCTAAATCTTTTATTAATAAGATTTTAAAATTAGGAAATAAAAATAAAAAACATCTTGCAATAACTGGGAACCAAGGTTTTAACAGGAATCTAAAAAAAAATCCGTTATCCAAGAAAGAATTAATGCAGTTAAAAAAACAAAGAAATTCAAAAGTTAATTGGTTACAAGAAAAATGGATATATGAAACTATCAACCCTGTTATTACAGCAGCAAATCATAACGCTGGTTGGAATTTTCAATGGGATTGGAATGAGAACGCTCAATTTACTGAATATAAAAAAGGACAGTTTTATGATTGGCATATGGACAGTTGGGCAGAACCTTATAAAAGTAACGCAGGAAAAGATTTTGCAGGTAAAATTAGAAAATTAAGTTCTGTTTTATTGTTATCTCAACCAGGAAAAGATTTTGAGGGAGGAGAGTTTGAAATTGATTTTAGCAATGGTGGTTCTGAGGGAACAAGAATTATTACTGAAATTAATACAAAAGGATCTTTTATTGTATTTCCTTCTTTTGTTAAACACAGAGTTAGACCCGTTACCAAAGGCACTAGATATAGTATGCCAATGTGGCACTTAGGAGAACCATGGAAGTAAAAAAAATAATTATTGCAGGAGGAGGAACATCTGGATTAGTTGCTGCTTTAATATTAAGAGCGCGTTTTGAAAAAATAGATATAAAAATTATTAAATCTGACCGTCTTGGAATCGTTGGTGTGGGAGAGGGAACTTCAGAACATTGGAGTGAGTTCATGTCTGTTTGTAATATTACACCCGAAGATTTAATTAGAGAAGCAGATGCAACATTTAAATTTGGAATTATGTTTAAAGACTGGACTCCTAAACCATATTTACATTTTGTAGACAATGACCATCGTTTTACCATGGGGCAGTATGATCTTTTTTATGCTTATTGCATTGCTAATAAGATTTCTTTTAACGAGATTATGTCTCCTTTTCTTAAAAAGAATTTAATGAGTAAAAATGTTCGTTGTAATTTATATCATTTTAATACTTACAAATTAAATCAATTTTTAATTAAAAAATGTAAAGAACGAAATATTAAAGTAATAGATGATGAAATTGTTGATATTGTTCATACCGATAAGATTGAATCTTTAAAAGGACTTAAAAAAACATACAAAGCAGATTTTTATTTTGACTGCACTGGATTTAAAAAACTTTTAATATCTAAACTAGGTAGTAAATGGAAATCTTTTAACCTTCTTATGAATGAAGGAATGGCTTTTAATACAAACGATGAAAATAATTATAATCCATGGACCTTGGCACAAGCCATGAACGCTGGTTGGCTTTGGAGAATACCAACTTATAATAGATCCGGTAACGGTTACATATATAATTCGAATTATATTACCAGAGAAAAAGCACAACAAGAGGTAGAAAAACTATTAGGTCATCCTATTAAGATAGAAAAATTTATTAAGTTTAATGATGGCTATTTAGAAAAACCATGGATAAAAAATTGCATGGCTATAGGTTTGAGTGCTTTATTTGCAGAACCACTTGGGGCTAGTGCGATAGGGGCATCTGTTCAACAAACGTTTTGTTTTTGTAATTATATAAGTAATTATACAGAAAAAGAAATTGATACTTTTAATAAACATTGGCAGATTACGAGTTGGAATATTCGTAACTTTGTAGCTCTTCATTATTTAGCAAAAGGTAAAAATACTTCGTTTTGGAAAAATGAAAGAATAACTTTTTCTGATGATTTTCAAGAAAAATTAAATACTTGGAAAAGAAGATTACCTATTACTCAAGATTTTCAAAGTCGTTATTTAAATTTTCATGAAATTAATCACATATATGTTTTAGAGGGCATTAATCATTTTAATCGTAAAGATATAGCTAAAGAAATTTCTTTATATTCTGCTTCACTTCATAAACAAATGCGTGTAAAATATTTAAATCAAATTAAGACAGAAACAAAAGATGCTATAACTATAAAAGGATACTTAGACAGGATTCATAATGGCTATTAATAAAATTATAATTGTCGGTGGAGGATCTGCTGGTTGGATGACCGCAACCACCCTTATAAAATTTTTTCCTAAAAAAGACATATCTCTTATAGAAAGTCCAACTATTTCTACAGTGGGTGTTGGTGAAAGTACACTAGGTGCTATAAGAGGATGGCAAGCTATGGTTGGTATTAAAGATTCAGAGTTTATGAAAGCGTGTGATGCATCTTATAAATTAAGTATTAAGTTTACAGATTTTTATAAAAAAGGTGAGGCATTTCATTATCCGTTTGGAGATCCTGTAGTTGATGGAAATCAATCTTTATTAAATGATTGGTGGTTTAAAAAAATGTTATATCCTAAAACTCCATCTTCTGATTTTGCTGATTGTACTTATCCTCAAATGTCTTTAGTTAATAAAAACAAATGTTTTTTAAATGAAAAAAATGAAATGTTATTTGAGTTTCATAAACACACCGCATTTCATTTTGATGCAACTAAGTTTGGTATTTGGTTAAGAGATAACGCATGCATACCTAAAGGAGTCAAACATATTAAAGAGGATATTAATACTATTGAACAAGATGATGATGGTATTAAAAGTTTAAATAAAAAACACAAGGCTGATTTATTTATTGATTGCACTGGATTTAAATCATTACTTTTAGATAAAACTTTAAAAGAAAAATTTAATGACATGACTAATCTTTTACCAAATGATTCTGCTTGGGCAACACGTATCCCTTATAAAAACAAAGAAGAAGAATTAGTAGGTTATACTAATTGCACAGCTATTGAAAATGGTTGGGTGTGGAGAATACCTTTGTGGAGCAGAATTGGAAGTGGCTACGTTTATTCTAGTAAATTTGTAGATGATGATACAGCACTAAAACAATTTCAAAAACATTTAAAAACAAAAGAATTAGATTTTAGAAAAATTAAAATGAGAGTTGGAATTCATAATAGACTATGGGTTAAAAATGTTTGTGCTATTGGTCTATCGGCAGGTTTTATTGAACCGTTAGAAAGTAATGGTTTGTTTTCAGTTCATGAATTTTTACATCATTTAGTTAGAACATTGGATCGAGGATCAGTATCTCAATGGGATAAAGATGTGTACACAAATGCCTGCAAAACTATTTTTTATGGGTTTGCAGATTTTGTAGCTATGCATTACGCTTTATCACACAGGCAAGATACAAATTATTGGAAAGCAAATTTTAACAAACAATGGTCAGATAAAGTAATTAATTTATTGTATGAAGGCCATGCAGGATTTTTAAACTATGCAGTAGATAAAAATGTTAATTATCGTTTTACTCATTTGCCAGGAGGAATACACTCAATTGCTGCTGGAATGAATTGGGCTCCTACAAATATTGTTTCATTAGTTAAAGGTAATTTAGATAATGATATGGACAAATGGAAAAAAACTTGGAAAGATATATCAGATCATTTAACTAACAGAAAAATAAAATGGGATGTTATTGTCAAAGATAAACTTAGTTTATATAAATTTTTAAAAAAACACATATATGACGTTTAAAAAAAATAAATATATTATTGTTAGAAATGCTGTTTCTTCAGAAATGTGTGAATTTTTATATAATTATTTATTGTTTAAAAAAAGATATTTTGAGTATGTAAAAAGCGACAAAGAATTTTTTGGTAATTTAAATAATTTAGGATTGCGGAAAGACCCACAAGTGGACACGTATGCTTTGTATGGCTCAATTGGGTTAGATATGTTTTTAGATAAAACAAGGCCTATAATAGAAAAAGCAACTAAACTTAGACTAGTACCAACATATTCTTATGGTAGAGTATACAAAACAGGAAATGATCTTCGTAAACATATAGATAGAAAAGCTTGTGAAATTTCTGTTACGGTGGCTTTAGGTGGCGATCCTTGGGAAATATATGTTCAAGATGTTCGTAATAAAAAAAAGAAAGTTAAGATACTTTTAAAAAAAGGTGACCTAGCAGTTTATCGTGGTATGGAGTTAATTCATTGGAGAACCCCTTTTAAAGGAGAGGAGTGTTGCCAAGCTTTTTTACATTATAATGATCTTGACGGACCTTATGGAGACAAGTATATGTTTGATGGAAGGCCTTTTCTAGGCGCTCCTTTAAAGTTGGATTGGAGTAAATTATAGTATATAATGGGTCATTATGCTACAAAAAATAGGGTTTCAACCTGGAATTAATAAACAAATCACAGAAACTGCAGCTGAGGGACAATGGGTAGATTGTGATAATGTGCGATTTAGATATGGCATACCTGAAAAAATAGGTGGCTGGAATCAATTAGGGTCAATAAATTCTAATGAATTAACAGGTGCTGGTAGAGGTTTACATCATTTTGTAAATACTGAAGGGAGAAGATATGCAATTATTGGGACTAACAGAATACTGTATGCTTTTTCTGGTAACGTATTTTATGATATACACCCTATTAAAACAACGACAACGCTTACTAGTGCATTTAGCACAGAAAATGGTAATTCATCTGTAACACTAACTTTTTCTACAGCTCATGGTATATCTCCTAATGATATAATTTTGTTAGACAACTTTACAACTATAACAGATTCTAACTTTGGAGCTTCTGATTTTAACGATAAAAAATTTATGGTAACTTCTGTTCCAACAGGAACAACTTTAACAATTACAATGCCATCTAACGAAACAGGATCTGGTGCAACAACATCAGGTGGTATTAGAGTGCAACATTACTATCCAGTAGGCACACCTGTTCAAGAAAAAGGTTATGGTTGGGGTTTAGGCACATATGGTGGTGAAGATACTGCCGCTGTTACAACTACTTTAAATGGAGCTATAGATGCAAGCACAACAACTATAGTTTTAACAAGCGCTGTGCAGTTTCCTTCTACAGGGACTAGTTTTGTATTAATTGGAACCGAAATGATACAATACACAGGTATAAGTGGCAACACCTTAACAGGTGTAACACGAGGTGCTAGAGGAACCTCTGCTGCATCTCACAGTGATGGTGCTACTGTTACAAACGGTACAGACTACAGTGCATGGAATGAACAAACACAAGAAGGTTTAGCTTTAGACCCAGGTATGTGGTCATTAGATAATTTTGGTGACAAAGCCATTTGTTTAATTCATGATGGTCCTGTTTTTTCTTGGGATTCTAGTTTAGGTAATGCTACAGAAACTAGAGCATCTATCATATCTGGTGCACCAACTGCATCTAGACATATGGTTGTATCAACACCAGATCGTCACTTAGTATTCTTTGGAACAGAAACAACTATTGGAAATACAGCTACACAAGATGATATGTTTATAAGATTCTCTGACCAAGAGGATATAAACACATATACACCCACAGCAACCAATACCGCTGGTACACAGAGACTGGCCGACGGATCACAGATCAGAGGAGCAATCAGAGGTCGTGATGCTATTTATGTTTGGACTGATACAGCTTTATTTACACAACGTTTTGTTGGTCAACCATTTACGTTTGCTTTTGCGCAAGTAGGAACTAACTGTGGACTTACAGGTCAGAATGCATGTGTAGAAGTTGATGGTGCTGCATACTGGATGTCA